GGCAAAAGCTGCCCCAGTCGTGGTGGTAAACCGCAACATGGCATACACAGCTTGATTGCTTGCTGCTGTAGACGTCGGACCGTTGGTGTATGTTAGGGCTTGGCTGGCAGAAGTCACGCTGACCGTCTGATACCCACTGACAGCGGTGTCTAGGATATACGCCAGATTGTTGTTGGTCGTGTCTCCCCAAACACCCGCCTGGGTGCCGCTAGTCGGCAGTTCAATCCGAAGATTTGACGAGTATGTGCTCATTAGTTTTCCTTATGTGTTTGGCATGCGGTTATTTACCGAAGTTCCAGCCATATACCTCTGTTATCTGCCCTGTATGTAGACCCGGGTGGAACAAGAAATGACACCGGTATGATTGCGCTGTTTGCATACGGACCTGTTATGAAAAAACTAAATGAATTTATGTATATTGAGTTGTTACTTGCGCCATAAGTACAAGTAATTAGTACGGTTATTGGGCGTGATGTGCTGTTGGTGTATGTGGTGCCTCCTGCCCTGCTGGCGGTCACATCTTGCCAAGTTTGCCCCTGTCCGGGTACGCCTCCTGCACTGCTAGCGAAACTAGCGTTGGTAGCAGAACCTGCCGAACCTGTAATGTTGATACCCCAAGTCCCGGACGCACCTGAACCTGTAGTGGAAGGCGCATACGATGTATAGTTACTGGAGTTAAGGTAGTAAACCCAGCCCCCAAAACTACCATTTTGTACGTTTCGGGTCGCAAGTCTGTTGGCGTTGTCTTCCCAACCCCACGCCACTTGTGTGCCCCAATAATTACTGGCGTTTGTATGGCGGAAGTTTTGTTGCATCCACCACGAACCGCCAGGGCCGTTTGTAGTATTAGCGCCTAGGTCGCCACTATACCGGGCTGTTCCCGCAGGGGTGTTCTGGAAATCGGCATTCCAAGAACCCTGACTGCCATTTTGATTTATATAGTTTGAACTGTTGAGGTTTGTTGCCTGTGTTGCATTGGTAGCCGAAGAAGCAAAAGTTGCGTTAGTGGCCGAAGAAGCAAAAGTGGCATTGGTTGCAGACGAAGCAAAAGTGGCGTTGGTAGCCGAACCCGCAGCAATGCTGGACTGGGCAAGCCAAGTGGGGGCTGCTGCGCCGTTGCTTCGGAGAACCTGCCCAGAAGTACCAACCGTAGAGTACGCCTGTGCCGTGCCTGTGCCGTAAGTCACGCCGCCGTTGGTTGGGGTGGCCGTGGTGTTTGTACCCCCGTTGGCAATTGGGAGCGTGCCGCTGACATGGGTAGCCATGCCAATCTTGCCCCAGCTTGGGGCTGCGCCCACACCACCAGAGATTAACGCATTGCCAACTGCTACGTCTGCGAGTTTGGCTAGCGATGTGGTTGTGTCTGCATAGATCAAGTCGCCAACGGCGTAAGAAGTCTGCCCCGTGCCGCCCAGAGGAGCCGATACTGCCGTGAAGCCTGTAGCCAACGAACCCGCAGCCAGCGCCCCAGTCCCAGTGATCCCTGTGTAAGAACCCGTGAGCCTTGACGTGCCAAGCGTGCCAGACGAGATGTTGCTGGCATTGGTCGTATCCGTGGTGGCAGAAGCTGCAAGACCAGACACCGCCCCTGCGGCAATGGCAATACCTGTGTTGGTGACCGAGGTCACTTGTCCTTGTGCATTGGTTATAAAAACTGGAACTGATGATGCTGAACCATATGTGCCAGCCGTACCAACGTCAGCAATGTTGAATGTGTAGGATGGGGACTCACTTAACCCTGTCCCAGCGGTATAGGTGATAGGGGCGGAAAACTGTTGGAAGACAATCGCTGTCGTGCCAATCGTTATAGGAGGTGCAGTCTGTTGCACCCAAGCCGTGTTTATATTGGCCGTACCGCCAGTCACCAAGAAAAAGTCACCTTCGTCAATCTGGTCAACGCCTGTTCCAACAGAGTCAAAGTCAGTTGCACGAGTCAAGATGTATGGCGCACCGGGCGATGAATTGCCTGCCTGACTTAACGTATAAACGCCGTTATTTGCCCCTGCGGCTTCGTTCTTTACCAGTATTCGTGTCCCATCGTCCGTAGGCGAAGTAAACGTATGACCGTCAACCGTCAAAGCGCCATTGGCGTTTGCGGTAAGCGTGGCCCCCACCCCAGATGCGCCGTTGTTGTACGTGTTGGCTGGCAGGGCTGCGGTAGTTGCATAGGCCACTGCTTCATGAAAGTGAATGCCCGAAGCAATCGCATCCGCATACGCCTTGTTGACGATATCGGTGTTGTTGGTTGGTGTTGTCGAAACTGTTCCCGCAGTGATGTTGGCCGTGGTGATGTTGGCCGTGCTGGTGCCCAGTGTGCCGATGTCAAGAACGTCAACAGCCAGCCCAGCCGCGCTCAAATAAACCGACCGCGAAGACGGGTAGGTCACAAAGACATTCTTTGTGCCCGCAGCAAAAGGAACCAACGAACCTGCGTTGCTAGAAGACAGCACAGTGGTGCGAGACAGGGTTGTACCCGACGAGGTGTACGTACCAATACCAACTTCCCAGTCGCCTGCGGTCAGGTCTACGATGGTGTAGTACGTGGTGTTACCGTCGCCAACTGTGGCAAAAGTCTGAAAGCCCAGAACCGCACCGCCAAGAGTCACTGTACCTGTACCAATGGTGGTGGTTGTTTCTTGAACTCTATCTTTGACTACGAGTGCCATATGTGCCTCTTACGATTGGGTTTTCACAACTTGCCAAGTGGTTGACTGTGCGGTGTTTACCTCGGCCCAACCCGCCGTTTGCGCTGCGTTAATTGTCCCCCAGTTTGCGGTTTGTGCATCGTTGATGATCTCCCACAAGAACCGGGCAAGAATCACGTCTGCTCCCACTGCGCTGTCCTGTATGGTAGCAAGAAAGACGGCTGAAGCCAAGAGCGAATCTAGAGCGGTGGCCGTGTCGCTAACAACGGCGTTAAACGTAGAGGGAGCTACCAGCGTACTGTCGGACGCCGTAGCCGTATCGGCTATCGCAACCCCAAACCCAGCAGCGGCGGCGGTGGCATCAGACCCCGTGGCTGTATCTGTAAAAACTGCAAATAAGTTTGCATTTGAACTTGGAGTATCTAGTGCTGTTATCAACTCCTGGATAAACACGTTGTACTCAAGCCCTCCAATAATCAAATCGGACGCTGTGGCCGTTTCTAGAATTGACGCCGCAAAATCTGCTTGGGCTGAATACAGGTCGGACACACTGGCAGAATCTGCATACAGTCCTTCAAAAGTCGCCGCAGCCGCCGCCGCATCCGAAGCAGTTGCCGCGTCCTCAAAATACGCCGGGAACACCACCAAGGCTGATGGCGTATCCAGCGCAGTAATGGTCTCCGCTATAGCCGCTCTAAAGTCAGAAGCCGCAACAACAATGTTCTCGCCAACCGCAATTTCTTCCAAAATCAAAGGCGCAAACAGCGCCACCGCATTGACCGCAGTATCTGATGCCATTACAGCTTCATCAACCGTGCTGTCATAGATCGCGCCCGTCCCTGCTAAAGCAGCAAAGGGGGCGGCGGCAAATGCGGATGTACCGAACACAAGGGATTACGCAGCGTCAAGGCTGAACGTGTAGGTCACGTTCAACGTATCCCCGCTCACTACGGTACGGTCACCAGGAGACTGGAAGTCGGCTTCAGAGAACAAAATTCCCGAAGTACCGCTGCTCACGGTACACAGGAACGCTCCCGCAACAACACCACCAGCGCCAGAAATAGTAAACGATGAAGGTGCAGCAGAGTTGGTGATGACAGACGGGTCAGCCGTGGTAGCCGTACCAAAAGTCACAGCCTTGCGTGAGCCAGCGTAATCGGTGAACTCAGTCCATGCTTTGGAAGCAAGGGTGTCGGTGGCAGCGTATGTCGTGCCAGAACCAGGGCCAGTCACCAAGCCAAGAAAGAACGCCGCAGTGTAGGTGCTTCCCTTGAAGTACTGGGTGTTCATATCTTGCAGCCCTTCGTTGACCACGAGGTTGTGCATTTTGTCTTCCCACTTCACGTTGCCGTCTTTATCTAGGCACTGGACGTGGAATACACCACCGCCACGAGCACCGTTTTGCAGGGCCGTGCCAGCAACCAGACCCGCAGCTACAGTGTCGATAGAGTGAGCTTTTTCGTTGAACATAGGATACTCCTTAAACAAGTCGAATGAGTGCAGATGTGCTGGTATTTGCAGGCATCGTCACGGGAAAAGTGGTGGTGGATGTTTTGTTACTGCCAAAGTCTAAGACGCACACAGCGCCATTGTCCCCGGCTTTGTAAATCAAAGCACCCCTAGCAGTGATAACGCCCGTCCATACGGGGGACGAGAAATTGATGTACGTAACACTGCCAGATGAAGTTGTTTCAGTGTTTACAGAAGCAGTAACAACCTGACCCCCGGCAACATAGTTACCTCCGGAAGCTTCTCCAGTTGTGGTGTATGCCGTTGTGGTCTGATCAAGCGTAGCTGCGTTGGTGTATAGCGCCAGATAAAAGGTGTTTGACGAAAAGTTAAACGACCCGTTTATCAAGCCCGACCGAAGAGTGTTGCAACTGTAGTTGCCTGTAAACGCCATTAACGCACTCCGCTATTCTGAGACAGGGGCGGTTGCCGATACTGTCCACTGCGGTACGCATCACTACGCTCCAGACCATCACCCAGACGCTGAGCCAATGCAAGCGCTTCCATGTATTTCTGGTTGTACCCAGCAATAATGTCCACTTCACCCTTCATGAAGGTGTATGCCTCAACCAAAGACCCGTACAACAATACGCTGTCAAAGTTGTCCCCCAGCCACGTTTGGCCAGAAGCTGCTGTGGTAATGGAGGTGGGGTAATAGTAGTAATGCAACTCAACGGTATATACCGCTCCTGGCGTGGGGCCAAGAATAAACGATAACTCGTTGGTGATCACAGGGGAGGGATCATCTGAAGTAGTTGGGCCAAACAGTGCGTAGTACTTGGGCACACCAGTGTCGGTGGGTTGTGGGTACGCCTGACGAATGAAGTTCACATCCTTGTTCAACAGATACTCATATGAACCATCTGTGTTGATCACAGCCAATGAATATGAAGACAAAAAATCGCCAGGACAAGACAGATACTTATTACCCGTAGACGTTACCCCTGTTGCATTCTTGCGCAACGATGGGAACTGAACAGAGTTGTATATACGTTGTTCAGCCTGCGTGATGAAAGTATTGATCTGTGTCGTTGCAGACACAGTACTCCCACTCGCCAGATATACATCCGGAAACTGATTCTCGGTGTACGACTGAATTGTGTTGTACAACTCGGTGTAGTTCATCCCATTGGTCCTCTAGACATCACGCCTTTAGTAGCCGCGCCAACACCACGCATCTTGATGCCGCTGGTTTTAACAGGAGCGTAGTTGCCCTTGCTAATTCCACCAACAGACATATTAAGCTCGTTCACGCACTCCGCGCCTGTCTTGGTAGGTACTTGGTTCGACACTGAACCACCACTCATTGTGTGAGGTTCGGCATAGACAGCGGCATTGCCGACTTCTTTGCCCATTCGCTTGTCGCTGAATTTAGCCATTACCGTCCCCTTTGGTTTGCAGCGCGAGCCATGTTACGGCCCATTGCTTTCATGGCTTGTCCAGTGACGCCACCCTTCTTAAGTTTGGTCATGGGCTTGCCAGGGTGCATGGATTTTTCGTGCTTATGCACTGCTCCAGCAATCATTTTCTTGTCTTGCTTCAAATCTGCTTTGTCCATCTTCGACTCCTTATGTCGTTGCTACCGTAACTGTACCCAATTCCACAGCTAAAACCAAGTTATTTGGTGTCAGCCCATCATCATTTGCTCGAGAACCCCCAACAGGACCCCAGCCCCACTGGAATATCCTGCTACCACCTTCAGGAGTACCTAGGCCATTCTGCCCTGTACCCCCGCTGACATTGGTCTGCAAGCCGTTTGTACCTGACAGAATGTAGCTCACATCCGGCCTTGGTTCACGCACCGCTTGCGGGTCGTTAACGGGATACAGACCTAGCGACAACTGCGGCTGATCTGGGTCCCAACACTCATGGCAAACCTTGATGTTGTAAAGCTTGGTCTTAAGAACCTGCTTTTGAAGTTCCTTGAGCATATACCGCTGACCACAGCGGTCACACTCGGCAATTGCATATTTACCGGAAGCGTACTTAGAGGGCATTTTTCACCTCAATAGAACAACTGCCGGGGGACAAACCTATCTGCCGCCTTCTCACGATCCTCTTGAGACGCCAACAGCCATTGCTGCTCGTACTCAGACTTCAAAAACATAATCCTGTCTGGAGAAAGTTCTGGACGTTTTGAAGCGATGTAAAAGGCCAACCCTGCCACCAAGCAAGGGATTAGGCGGAATGGAATGTCTTGGATGTTTACGCCATTACCCGCGTCTTGCAGGCGGCGCAGTCTCCAGTAGACGAAGATGTACTGGTCCCCAGGCGCATTGGGCGAAGGCCAGACATTGATACAAGGCAGGTTTGCGACAGTTATTGCCGCTCCGGTGGTGTGTTGAGCCGCAGTAGTGCCGTTCTGGCCCCGAAAGCAGTTCAGGAGTTGGTTGCCATCCACATTGGCGTAAGCGATGGTCTCTGAATCAATTGTGATGAAACCAGTTGTTGCTAGTCCATAGGTAGAACTGAGCGTAATGGTGTCAGCAGTAGCTGAAATGGTACCGTTCAACGTGATGCCCGTGGTGTATGACTGTGCCGTTTGCCGGTTAATCCAGACCTGGATAGGCCTGCCTTGAGCTAGCTTGTTTGGGATGGTTGAGTACGTTGACTCAGAGATGCGGGTGATGTTGATATCGACCTGATTGATGCCGTTAGCCTGGGTACGGATCACTTGGTCAAGCAGATCAATAGTGTCAGCAGGGTAGGCGTAGATGGGCTGACCCGTGTTCATGACGATCTGCCCTTGCTCGATCGTCCACAGATTGATACCCCGGTTTGCCCACTCAATAGTGAGCATGTTCAAGCTACGGCGTGCTGTACGGAATTCATAGCCCGTGCGAACCTCTATACCCGCGCGCTCATACGACTCCTCGATGATGTCGTTGAGGTCTAAGTTAAAGACTGCGGTTCCGGAGGTGACTGCCATTATCTAAACCCTGCTGTTTTCTTTGCAATGTTCTTTGGTTGCGCCACAAACTGTTTGCCTGCCGCCTTGCCTGCACGCTTTGCACGGGTGGTTGCGGCGTACTCCGCAGAGCTAAGACTTTTGATCGCGGCTTCTGGGAGGTACCGCTCACCCGTTTTGGACGAGGGTTTACCCGACTTGGTACGCCATTTCTGGTCGCCCCAATTCTTCAGAGAAGTCTGCGGTGCTTTCAATCTTTGTACCCCCCACCTGCGGCCTTGTACTTCTTGGCCACAAGCTGTGCCTTACGGGCTGACCACTGCCCTGCGCCCGTTCCGTGGGTAGCTGCGGCTTTTACCTCAGACACAATCCGCTTGCGCAAACTGGGCTTGGTGTAGTTACCGGCAGCGTTCACCGTGCCACCCTCTTTGTATACCTCGACATCATTCGGGTTGTCCTTGCGAACAACCTTCTTGCCTTTAGGCATCTTAGAGGCACGCATAGCACCCATACCACGGCTGGCCATCATCAGCAAATCTTCCCACGGGTCTTACCCCGTTGCGCAATGCCGTCAGCACGCGAGGAAGCAGTCATGCCACCCTTGGCATAGCCCTGCTCTTTGGTTTTCTTAGTGTATTTCTCGTCGTCCGTAATAACTTTGGCGGCATCCCGCGCTTTGTCAGTGCCAGACTTCTCAACACCACGGGACTCACGCTTTATCTCAGCAGGGGCTTCCCGCTTTATCTTATCTCGTTCATCAGCTTTTTGCAGTGCCACATACATAGGAGTAAGAACAGTGGCGGCTACTCCAGTCCCCGCAATTTTGCTGGCAATACCACTCCCACCCCCGCCACCACCCTCAAGCGGTTGATTGTCCATGCCATGCCGTGTAAAACGTCCCATGATTTAGCACATCTTTCCGCGAGTCTTACCTCGCTGAGCTATACCGTCACCCCGCTTGGAAGCGGACGAAACTGAGCCGCCTTTGGCGTAGGCGTCAGGGTTTGACTTTTTACCTCTCTCACGAATCGCATTAACTGCTCTACTAAGAGGGTTGTAAAACATGGGCTCACTAGCTTGTTTCTCCCGCCGTTTATCACCCGCTGCTTTTGCCGCTTTCACAGCACCCGCATCAGGTTCAGCCGGGCCAGAGAACACGTTGTAAGGGCCAATGCCCTTGGACTCCGCCGCTTTGGGAGTAGGCTTAGCTGGCTCTTCTGCTTTGGGGGCGGGTTTAGAAGGAGCAGATTCTGCTTTGGGGGCAGGTTTGTCTTCCCGCATTTTGGTGCTAAATCTCATGCCCGGCTTACCTTCCCAAGCAAAATCTTTATCACCTCTATCGCGGGCGGCGGCAAACGCTTCGCTGAAGCTCTGCTTCTTGGCAGGAGCTTCAGATTTGGTGGAAGACTCAGAAGAAGAAGAGGCGGCAGGAGCCGACTTTGATCCCCCTACGGAGGAGCCAAAATACTCGACCTCATCACCTGAACTGAAGCGTTTTACTCGTTTCATGGCTGTTCCTTAGCAGGCTTTGCCGCCCTTGTTCATCTTGATCATCGTGCCTTTGGTCTTGCCTTTGACAGCAACACCGTCACGGCTAGGGGCGGCAGTTTTCACTTTGCCCATAGAGGTAGTGCCAACGCTACCGCCTTTTTTCATGCCCATCATGCCAGCGCCGGGAGCCGCAGGGGCAGCACGTTTTTTAGCCATCATTGCCATCATGCCGGGGTTCATCTTCTTTGTAGCCATATCACCACCTCTTTTAAAAGTTTTGCCTTTATCGGCGTTTGAGAATTCTTTGCCCACAGACTGTGGGACTCCTGCTTTCTTGGCGAACGATGGATTGTGGGCCACCGCCTCCATGAACCTGTGTTGTTTGGCGCTATGCGAGGGCACTTTTTTGCTCCCGAATGAACGCATCAATCTTAGTCTCTAACCGATCTATACGGTCAAGAATCCGATTGATGTCGTTATGTACGTCAGCCTTGGTTACATACTCTTTGGCAATCTCTTCGCGGGTGCGGTTAAGCAGAATCTGGAGGCGATTGATCTCCTCAGACTTCTCACGCAAAGACCAGCCCAACAGCCCCAGAAAGGCCGTCAGAACCATGTTCCAAAGGGTCATCTCCACGTCAGCACTTCCAAGCCCGTAGGCTCTTGTTGATGCGTGAATTCGGGTCTTTGGCTGTTTTCTCGGATGTGAGTTTCTTCTTCATCCCAGTCATCCTTGCACAGAAAGAGTCTCGCCTGCTGCCGCCCTCGGGTTGAGGGGGCTTCAGGTTCATTCCTTGTTTTTTCGCAGAGGCTCGGCCCTTGGCGTTGAGTCCGCCATTGGGGTTCTTGCCTTCCTTGCGTGTCCATGCGGGTGACTTAGCCATAGAACACCGTTAGTTTGGCGTTTGTTAAAGCAGCATAAGCATCCGTTGTGAACAGCACGCCCTCGGCAGGAATCACAACATTAAATGTCTCGCCATTTGCGGTTGTGTTAATTGTCAGTACAGTAGTTCCAGAAGAACCGCCATTTTTTAAGACAACACTACCAGCTGAAGTACCCGGCTCAATAACCATTCCCCGCACGCGGGTGCGAACATCAGTCACGGCCCCAGATGCTGCCAATGAAATGGCTTTTACATCGGTTTGCATACCCATAATCAATCTCCCAGTTTAAAACTGGGGGCCGAAGCCCCCGAGATCAATTAGACGTTTTGTTGGCCAATCAGAGGATCAGTCACGAAGTAGGTGATGTAGCCCGCAACAGTACCCGCGCCTGATGTATTGTCAGTGACAGTCACATAAGACATTTCGGTCGATGGTGCGAAGGTCAAACCAGAAGTGACAACACCCAAAGACGAGACAGCCAAGCCAGAGGCAAAGAAGTTGTTGTCAGCAGTGCCCGAGGTGTAGCCGGTTGCGCCCAAATCACAGGTGCCTGTACCAGCGTCAGTAATGACTACGGACAAAATGACTGCACCAGAGGGAAGAATGAGTGCGGGAGCGCCAGAAGCAGAAGACACTGCCACGTTGGTACCAGCAGTAGCTGGAGAAGCGTCTGCAATGTAGAACTGTGCTGCCATAACGCCAGAACCACAATAGGCGGTGCGAGTCTGATCGCCGCCACCAGAACGCCAAATACTTTGGGTAGTAGATAAAGCCATTTTAAATTGTCCTTCGTACAAAGATTAGCTAGTCAGTTGTGTACGCATCTGCCGGATCAGTCTGACTAACCGGAACTCCGGTTTGTTGCAATATACACCAAAAGAAAAGGGGGCACAAGGCCCCCTTTTACTATCAAGCTCCCTGAGAGCCCCACATGCCGAGGGGATCAGACCAGCCGAACGAATAACGCTCACGAGACTTGTAACGCACGTTACCGGTGTCGAAGTCGCCGTCCATGCTGTTAGACAGCGGAGTACGGACAAAGTGCTTCATACCGTTAGGCACGTCAGTCGTCAAGAACCAAGCATTGGTGTCGGTCAAATAGTTGTTAACAGTGTAACCACCAGGGATCGAACCATTGTTCTTGATAGCGTTCACGTCGTTGTCATTGGTGCCGACACGGAGTTCGGTTTCCAACAAACGGGTTGCAACGAATTGCAACTGGACGGGAATGATCAGCTTCTTGGGCTTGGCTGCGATCAACAGGCCACGCTCGTCCGTCCACTGGGCGATCTGGATAACTGCGTTTTCCAACGAAGTCTCATTCAAATCAGCAGGGGTCGAAGGAATGTTGCTGTTGGTGCCACCAGAAACCAAGGGGTGAGAAGCGCTAAACAGAGCTTGACCGTCGCCACCAGCGTAGCTGGAGCTAAAGCCGTTGTTCAGAACTGCTGCTGCCTTGATCTGCTTGGTGTACGCCATACCGCGAGCCAGGGCTTTGGTGTAGCGAGCAGACAAGCTGTCGTACAAGTTGTCCTCGATGGCCTCTTCGGTCAGCGAGAAACCCAAAGCGATGGTTTCGTGGTTGTAGCGAGCAGTCCAAGCTTCCTGCGCATTGTCATAAGCAATGGCGGAGCCCTCGTTCTTCACCGGAGCGGCGGAGAAGCCAGACAGCTTGGTTTCCTCTTCAAACGAACGCTCGGAAGTCTCGGTCTCGTAGATTTCCTTGTGTTGTTCACCGTATGTTGCGTACTCAACACCGAACAAAGCGTTCAGGCCAGGGAGCAACTCTTTAAGCAGTTGTGCGCGTGAAATAGCCATTTTAAGTTACTCCTTAGACGCTGGCGTTGCCAGTTGGGTTGAGATAAGAATGGCCACCGGTGACAACAGTCGTGGTAGTGAACACAGGAGGTGTTGCACCATCAGAAGTTGTAGCTGACACCATGTACGGGGCATTCCATTTGACGATAACTTCGCTGTAGTTACCAGAGGAATTAGTCGTCTCTTCAACAAGACCAACAACACGGAAAGGCAAAGACGCAGCGGTGTTCGAGCCAGAGTCATAAGCACCAATATTTGAGTTGCCAGAAATAGTGGTGTTAGTCGAAGGCTGAGAAATTGCCAAGTTGTTGCCCAAAACCAAGCCAGAGATGGGAGTGATGGTGGTGCTAGTAGCGCCGCCAGTCACAGCAACTTTGAACAGTTGATCGGGATCGTCTGAAACATAAGCAACGATTCCAGCGACGTTAATGCTGCCGGGGTAGTAGTTCGAGAAGAACAATTGCCCAGTTGACGGATTGACGTAACTGCAACCAAGGAAAACACCAACCACGCCAGTTGCCGAAACAGTGGTAGTACCGGTCTCTTTAACGATATAACCGCTCGAAATACGAACGATATCGCCGTTATTGATTACGGTGCCGTAGTTAGCCTGGATCGGGAGTTCACGGGTTTGACCCGCAAAAACCTGACCGCCGATCAAATTGATCGGTTTTAGCCCGTAGGGGGCTGAAACAGTCGGAAAAGCCATTTTTAAGCTCCAAAAAGATTAAGTGCCTTTGCCAAAGCTTGTCGAAGATTTGCCCTCTTTGAAGATAGGCATCCGCGAGTCACTCTGGCGCATTAAATTGTTGTCTACAGCCTCTGCTTGTGCTCTGTTCTGGCTCTGGAAATAAGCATTCCGTTGCGCAACAAACTCAACAGGGGTTTTGCAAAGCAACAACCCGTCGATCTCGATATTGTTTTTGAAACGACTATCAGGATCGGCTAGCAGTTGAAACTTCGGTTGTTCTTCAATGGTTACTGGCTCCCAACCCTCACGCATTTTTGCGGAAAAGTTTTTAGGGTCACGGCGACCATTAAAAGAAATCCGAATCCATCTGTACGCGTAGCCCGGAGCCTTGTCAGGCTCTGGCAGTAATTCCGCAGGCTTCCACTGCTGGGGACGCTCTTGCATTGAACGACTAGTCATCTCGCGTTGTAATCTGCTTTCAGCCATCTTAGGCCTCCAATTTCATTTTTTCACGAGCGTATTGCTCGTTGGTTAACCCCAATTTTTTCGCCAACCCGACCTCAGTCTTCGTTAGCACCACTTGTTTGGAAGCGGTACTGCGCTTGGCGGGGGCAACCACCGTGCTCGGTCTTGTACGCTGAGGTTTACCCTCATCGTTGGTAGAAGATGAAGCAAATTCTTCTGGGAACCGCTTCTTAACCTCTTTATCAATACTGTTGAAGTATTCATCAGTACCGATATATCCTTTTCCATAGCGTTCTGCCAAATCCTCGTGGACTGCTTCGGCAAATTTGCGCATCGCACGCTTGTCGCGGTCTACAAACCAGGGGTTTTTGGACACCCAACTTGCGACCTTCGGGTCCATCTGAGGCTCAGCTTCCTGCCTAGATGGGACAGTTTGTACCTCATTTTCGGGGATTTGTACAGTGGGTTTGAAATTTTTTGCTTTGTCAAGCTTCATTTCTGCCCGAACTAGCTCTTTCTGAGCCGCCAAAAGCTTATCAGAATCACCAGAGTCATACGCTTCTTTGTAGTTCCGCTCCGCCTTGTCAAGCTCCATTTCCGCAGATGTCTGGTACGTGGAGATAAGCTCCTTCTCACCTGACTGCAACATGCCTTTTAGCCTGTTGTTTTCATCAAGAATCCGCTGAGTCATCTTCAAAGCTTCTTGCTGCTCCCGCAGGGCTGCTTCCTTCTCGCGCCGTTCGTCGTGCCAAGCCTTCTTGTACTGTTTGAACTTCTGCGTCACACCAGCGGTGTACTCTTGAGACTCGTCCAGCCGCTCTAGCTCAGACTTGATCTCAGAAGGCAGGGGGTCTTTATTCCTGTCTTCTTCAGGCGTATCGTCAACAACCTTGACTTTTACATCAGGCTCGTCATCACCCTCAATGGTGATGTCAAGCTCGTCTTTAGTCTCCTCCTGCTCGTGAGGAAACTTGTATTCTTCATATTGCGTAGCCATTGCTGCTCCTTATCGGTTGCGACGGATGCCGCGAGGGTCTTCAACGACACCTTCAACGGAATCATCATTAATCACACGGAACTCACGGTCATGAATAATCAGTCGCGTGCCCGCATGAGGGCGAACCAAGATGAAATCACCTTTCTTGCACCAAGGGCCAGAAGGAAATTTAGTCTTGTCAAGGTAGCAGTCTGGGCCAAGATCAATTACGAACAGGACCGTAGTGAGTAGTTCATCGGTGCGGAGAGTCTCATCTGCTTTGATGATGCCCCCGTCGTACTCTCTGTCCTGCTCTGGGATTGCGCACAGGATTTTGTAGCCTGATGGCTTAGGCAATTGCGTTGCCTTCTCTTCATTGTTCTTGTTCAGGATTGCCGATAAATCGACTGCCCTTCCAAGATCGAGGGTTTCACTCATCTGAGTTCTCCAAGTTTTTCGTCAGGTCTGTGATGAATCGACGCGCTGTGAGTAGACCTGTTACAACCCCACATTGTTCGCAATACTCTTCGTAGCTCTTGGCTGATTTGGATGCCAATGACTCCTCAAGTTGTCGAACTTTCTCGTCGATCTTTTCGGTGACAACGCCACCAAATTTCAAAATCTCGTACATCAATCTCCTTTCTTAGTAGGCTTCTGGGCCTGTTTTTGCCGATTTAACTCAGCCGTCTCTTTTTGTTGAGCTAGCTGCTGCTGGTGTTTCATCATCTCCAAACCTGCCCGAGCCCCTTCGGTCTCTTGCGCGGCTTTAGTCTTCTCAGAATCGTGCATGTTCTTCATCATGATCTTGGCCCCTTCAGTCTCT